AGCTTGTTTCTTGTCTCAAGATTATTAAGTCTTTCAACCACAGTGAAACTAAACCATGCTCCAATAGCAACGGCTGCAATTATAGACAAAAGATTTCTTAGTGGTAAAGCCACACTTGTGCTATCACTTATTTTCATAAGCCCTCTTTACAATTTAATGTTTATAGGATCAACTACCAATTACTGTTAGATTTTGTAACTTTATGCGCCAATACTTTTCCTTTGTTTGGCCCATGTTTTACAACATATCCAGATGTACCATTAGCATTGATATCAACTTCACTTCTTGCATTAAACAAAGTTTTTCTTTTAGAAGCTAAATTTTGTTCTTCGTTTCTGCTTTTAAACAAATGTGTAAATCTATCAATCATATGTCCTCCTTAATTAGGTGAACCTAATATTATAACAGAAATTTTATTTTTTAGTAGTGTTATTTGGTTCTATCTCGTAAAACATTTTGTCAGTATCTTCCGTAATCCAGTCCGCACCTTCAACATCCCAGACTGTATTTTGAACTTTATAGTCAGGCCAATCGGACTCAGTAGTGTAATTATTAACATGCCACAAAATGCGATTATTAGGCTGAGCTGCAAAATTACCGTTATCAAGAGCCAGTATATGCGCACACTTATGTTCTTGAGGTATTTGAGAATGTTCCACATCCAAAATATTAGGTTCAGGATGGGCCCAATCAACAGTGAATAAATAATTTCCTGGATAAAAGTTTTTATCCTTTCCACGAAACTTACCATCTACGCCAGCCAAGAAATCAAAAGTATGAACAGAAGGCCAATAACTAAAACAGTTCCACAACTGTAATTCGTCGACCGACATATCCGGCACTTCGGATCTAGAAAAACGTTTTTGGAAAAACGCTGAGATAGGCAATCTATAGTAGACTGCGCCGTTGGGAAGTAATGTGTGAAATAAGAGAGCCCTTCCTGAAATAGAGCAAAGACCAAAGACAACACAGTCACGCTCGCCTTTCTTATCCATGTCCATATCATAAAGATACTCGGTCCTAATTTTACAATATATCGGTGGTATATTCGCGTTAAGGTAGGCCATACTTTAATCCTTATGTTATCGTTATCCATTTATTTCACCCCACGTGTTTCCGTATTCATCATCCACTTTATTTGGGACTGCTAGTCTAACAGCATTTTCCATAATCTCAATAATCTTTTTAGCTTGATCAGTATTTTTTTCTATTGAAATATCTAATTCATCATGAATTTGTATGTGAGGTATAATTCCTTCTTGATATAAATCTAACATGGCTTTCTTAGTCATGTCTGCAGCTGAACCTTGTATAAGTTTATTTAAAGCTTTGTAAGTCATTGCTCTTCTTATATTGGCTTTTGTTGCTTTAGGGTATTTTGCAAAGTATGCTGCTTCTGCATCAGGCTTACTCATTGGTGCAGTAAATTTACCATTGTTCCATTCAGCTATTTCCCATTTATCAAATCTACATCTACGTCCTAACAGTGTACCAATAGATCCAGACTGTTGAGCTAACTGAGAAGTCATATTCATTAGTTCTCTAACAAAAGGTACATTCTCATGATACTGATTAAATAAATTTTCTGCTTCTTGTTTAGTTGATAAACCTAATTCTGCTTGAAGTTTTGCTTTACCCATACCATAGAACAATCCTAAGTTAATTGTCTTCGCTTGTGATCTAGATATATTTGCCATGTCTGCAACTGTTTGGTGGAAGTCTACAGAATTGCTTTGAAACTTTTTTACAATTGCAGATACAGATTCATCATATTTAATTGGATCTGTTGTTGCTGCATAGTGCACTACTAATCTTGGCTCTTGTTGTGAGTAGTCAAAACAACCCCAAGTATGATCTCGTTCAGGTAAAAACAAAGATCTAATCTTAGGACCTAAATCTTTATTTCTTGCAGGAATCTGTTGTAGGTTAGGATTACTATAACTAAATCTTCCAGTTACAGTTCCACCTTGATCTGATCGAATAGGATTAATATCTGCATGTATTCTACCTCTATGTTCATGTTTTAAAATTGTATCTATGAAAGTTGTATGCGCTTTATTTATTTCTCTTGCCTTAGCAATTTTTTGTACTAGAGGGTGTTGGTGTTCTGATAAAAAATTTTTAGTAAAGGATGGCGCTTGTGATTTTAAAGTTCTTTCATATTGTAAATTTAATTTGTCAAAGACTTTTGCAATACTTCTTGCAGCCCAAATCTGTGGCTCAATACCTGTTTCTTTTTTTACTTCTAATAACAAGTTTTGTTCTTCTGTTATCATGGATTGTTTTAATTGGTGTGCTGCCTCTATATCTACTCGGACACCTTTAAATTTCATATCAATCAAACATGGAAAAAGTTGTGTCTCCAGGTCAAATATTTTTTCTAAATTTTGTTTATGGATATGTCCTGATAATTCTTTAAATAATTTTAAAGTTAATGCTGCATCTTTTTCTGCATAAGCTCCAACATCCATTGCAGGAAGTTTATACATTTCTGATTTAGCATCTATTCCAGCTGCAGCTGCTGCATCTAATAAAGCTTTCTCATCTTTTACTTCACCAAGATAATCAAAACCAACACTATTTAAAGAATAAAATAATCTATTTTCATCAATCAAAGATGCCATCACCATTGTATCAATGATGTGTCCATTGATTTGTATTCCATATGATCTTAACCAACATACGTCATACATTGCGTTGTGAAATATTTTTGTGTTTGTTGCTTTACAAACATCTTTTACATAATCGAGTACAATTCTTTTATCTAAATTACCTTCTCTGTGTCCTATCGGATAATAACCAGACCAATCATCTACAGCTAATGCAACACCAATAATTTCTCCTTCACCTATAACTGCTCCCGATCCTCTTGTTTTTAAGTTTGGATCTTTAGTTTCTAAGTCGATTGCTACATAAGAATATTTAGATAGGTCTGGAAATATTTCTGGAACTGTCCATTCCGTTTGTGCTGTAAACATTATAGTTTCTCCAATAGTACATTTTCACCTGATGATTTTCTTTTAGGATTTGTTTGTTTGAAAATACCCTGCTCGATTTTGTAAGCAAGATACTTGACATAGTCAGGTAGATAAGCATCATCAACTAATAATCTTCCACCTTTAACTAAATTTTTTTCTGACCAATCAATATCAAAATAAAAATCATTTAAACCATGACCACCATCAACATGAATAAAATCTAAATTAACATTTAATTTTTTACCTTTTAATATTTCTTGACTACTACCTTTTGTAAATCCAAATCTATCTTTAAATTTTTCATGTAAATGTTTCGCACATGGAAGTGTGTATGCATATCTACATATATCTAATGATATTAATTTCATTTTAGGATTTGCAGTTAATATAATTGTAGAACTATGACCTGCATTAAAACCTATCTCTAAACCAAAAGTACAATCCTGTACTGCTTCTCTTAAATATTGTCTTTTCCAAGATCTTTCTTTTATAGGTACAGACTTTTCATTTATTTCTGTATTATGTATAAAACAATAATTACCTTCAACAGGGCCACTAACTATTTTATTTAATTCTGCAATAGTTTCTAATTCTTGTTCTCCATGTGCCTCTTTACAAGTGGGTATATTTTTTGGGTAATGATCAAAATAATTTACTTGGTCTGCCATTTAAACTCCTAACGTAAAATAAAACATGGCAATACAAGTAATTAAACCTAAATCATAAACTGCAGTTAATTCATAGTTCATTTCTTTTTATCCATGTCTTTCATCTTTTTAATTTCTAATTCACAGTAATGAATTATCTTCTGTATATCCTCAATTCCATTCTTATTCAAGTATCGGCATACATATTTTACTACATTGCCTTGAAAAAATGAAAGATTGTTTTTTGATATAAATTCATATGGTTGAATATGAAACTCTTTATAATGATTCCCACCTATCTGCTTATCTTGTGGGAACAATTCTTCAAACATTTTTTTATTTGTCATATTAGTTCTTCTCCTATGTTGTATTGATATTCATATCCTTGGTTCATTATAAATAAATTTTCTTTTGCTCGTGTAATACCAACAAAAAATAATCTATGTTCTGTATCTTTATTTTTTAATGCTGCCTCGTATATGATTCTTTCTAAGTCTGTAAATAAAATTACATTTTCTGCCTCTTCCCCTTTAACAGAATGTATAGTTGATAATTTTATTCTTGCCGGTTTGCTTAGATCCTCGCCGCTCGCCACGAGTTCCTGGATATAATCTTTTTGATAGTCTTTAAAATTTAATACAGACCAATCTCCATGAGCCTTGAGTCCATGACTCAATCTTAGATCATCCATATCAATAGAGTCTACAGATGCTAGAGACTTGCCTCCGGAGAATCCATACTTCACATCTCCATTTTCATATTTTAAATATTCATAAATATTTTGTGCTTCTTCCCCAGATATATTTGCACCTTTGTTTAATCTATCCCAATCATTTATAGCTTTAATTACCTCAAAAGGCAGTAAGTCATTGAATTTACAGTCAAATCTGATGCCTGTATTTTGTAAATAAGGTACTAATTTTTTCATTTGTTCATTCGTTCTGGTTAAAATCATCCATTGACCTTTTGTAAAATCAATATCTTCTATCTCTAAATTTTCTATTACATGTCCTTCAGCATCTCTAGGTTGCCATATTTTTTCTCTTCTTTCATCTATGTTTTCTAAAACAGATAATGCAAGTTTATGTACCGCACGTGGCACTCTTCTTGATTCTGTTTGATGATCTGGAGTTCCTTTTAAATTTATAAATATTTTTGGATCTGCTCCTTGAAATGCATAGATAGCCTGATCGTCATCCCCTGCAATGTATGAACGTTTACACAGGGATTCAATGTAAAAGAACATATCCCACTGCAGAGGATTTAGATCTTGGGCTTCATCAAGAAAAACTACGTCAAGGGATGGACATAATTTTTTCTCAACAAAATCTGAAATCATGTCTGAAAATTCAAACATGTTATAATCTTGTTTATATGAAATAATATCTTCGTTTAATTGTTCTAACAAAGGTTCACTAATAAAATCTATTAAGTCTAATTCTATAGCTGCATCTTGTAAATTTATTTTACGAGATCTAGAGTATTCAATAATTTTCATGTATTGATTTTTATATTCATGATGGCCGTTCTCGTGTTCAATAGTTTCAAAATGCATATCTGTATGACCGTATTTATTTTTAAATGCATTCCAGTTTTTATCTTTTAATAATTGTGTAGAAGTATCTATGTTTAATTGTTTAGTTCCCATAGAGTGCATTGTACAGATCCAATCAAATTCAAATGTTGGATATTCTTTTTGTATTCTCTCTCTTGCTTCATTAGCTGCTGCATTACTAAATGTAATGTAACAAATCTTTTTAGGATCAATCTTATTTGTAATTAATTCATTGTTTAAATGTTTATGTATCAATGTATGTGTCTTTCCTGTTCTCGGTGGTCGTGCTATTATCGTTCTCATTCAAATGGTGCAGGTT